CTCTTTGCCGCAGCCCTCGCACGCCACGCGCCCGCCCTGGCGGTCGATCTCCGCCATGTCAGCGGGCGTGATCTCTTCCCACCGCTCCCAGATCCAGGTGTCGGACCCGGGATACGGGATGTGACAGCAGGCGCAGACGATGCTGCCCCGCTCGTTCCAGAACACCTGATGGGCCTTCATGCCGAATCGCGGCGTCGCGTTCTTCGCCATATCAGTCCACCTCCCGCGGGATGTCCGCCGCGAACACAAGTTCCCCGTCCGCGCCGTAGACCTCGACGCGGTCGATGCGGGTGTCCGGGTTCTCCCGGCTGGCGCGCAGGATGGCCTGGCTGGCTCGCATGGCGGTAAGCCGTCCGTAGGCTTCGAGGCGCGCCTCTTGCCGGTCGGTGAACAGGGTGGGGTTCTCGTCGATCTGCAGTCCGCCTTTGAACTGCAGCTCGAGGTCGCGCAACGAGGCCTCGAACACGAGGTCCTCGAAGGTGCTGTGGGGCTTCGGGTCGACCACGACCCAGAACTTGTCATCAGGTCCGTAGCGCATCGTCGCTGCCTCCTTCTTCCGTCATCTGGGCGACCGTGCGGTCGCCTTCTTCGCGATCGGCGACGGGGATGAGCATCCCCCGGCCGACGACGTACCAGCCGTCGCGCCGGTGGATGACCCGCAGGTCGCCGCTGAGGTCGAACTCCATCCCGTCGCTGAAGCGGAGGTGGGCGGGTCGGTCATGGTTCTTCGACATGGGGCCGACCTCCTCACTGCGCCGCGGCGAAAGCCCAGGCAGGGGCGTAGGGGGAGTCGTCTTCCGGGTGGCCACCCTCGACGAGGTAGACCACCGATGAGGCATCGTCGGGTTCCTCGTCGGGCTCGCCCTGAGCGCGAGACTCGTCGTCCGGCGTGGCGATCCCGGCGACGGTGTACTGCAGAGGCCAGTTGGGCTGGAAGGCGAGGCGCACCTCGCACTCGCCGAACCCGTCGTCGGCAGCCTCCTGCAGGCGTTCGATCATCTCGTTGACCGTCATGGTGTGCTCCTTTCGGGGCGTCGGGCCCCATGCCCGCCGCAGTGACAGTGACGAGCTTTTCGGGCGGAATGGGAAGGCAATTCGACCCAGTAAGTGCATTAATTCCAGCGGATTAAATGCTTGCGGGGATCGGCGAGTCGGGGCCGGATTCTGGCGCTCCGCGGGGCCTCGCCCGGGCCGGGATCGGCCCCAGCTACCCCCGCCAGCCATCGATCCACCCCCGGGGGCGCCGCACAGGCATGCTCGGCTCCGGCTCGGCCGCCGCCTGGACCTCGCGCCGGTGGGCTAGGGCCGCCGCTCGCTCGGGCAGGGACTTCACGAACGCGGGGCCGAGGATGTAGAGGGCCGCAAGGCAATAGACCTCGAGGTCGAGGGCCTCGTTGCGGTCGCGGGTCTTGACCCACTCACGGACCGTGCCACGGTTCTTTACCCACTTGCGGATGGCCTTCTCGGCCGTCAGCTGGGCGATGTACTCCTCGTCGGTCCATTCGGGGAGGTGGCAGTAGCCGGGCCCCGGCGACCCGATGCGTAAACGCGAGTAGACGATCTCCTTGCCCGTGTCCACGCAGAGGGTGAACAGCTTCGCGGTACCGGTTGTGGGTGGACGGGCGGCCGACCAGCGGCTTGCCCCGCTCGGAACCGCCGCGGACGGCGAAGATGCGCCGGTCAATCCGGGCGCGGCAGAATCGGTAGACCTGCTCGGAGTGATGGCCGCCGCTGTCGACGGCGACGCAGGATATCGGGACCTTCTGCCCACTCTCGTGGGTGAACTCGGTCCGCAGGAAGCGGTCGAGGTCGAGCCAGACCTGGTCGCGCCCCGGATCTCCGTGGAACTGGGAGAACGCGACGAGCCAGGACTCCTCCGAAGCGCCGTATCCTTTCACAGCGCACTCGAGCCGATCGCCCTGGACGTCGACCGAGGCCACGAGCACGCCGACGCCGCTGGGCACTTCGGCTTCGTATCGCTCCGCTCGCGCCAGCAGGCTGTCCGGGTCGACGGTTTCGCCGCGTTCCTCCCATGTCTCTCCCAGCACGCTGTTGACCCAGTTCTTCAGCCGGAGCGGGCTCTCCTTGGCCTCCATGAACTCGGCGACGGTGGCAGACCACGGCAGCCAGCCGAGCGGGGAGTAGAGACTGGACAGATGGAACCCGATCGTCTCGCCGTTGCCCTTGGCCGTAGGGCGCCACTGGCCGGTGGCGAGCATCTGAGGCTTGAACCGTTCCTCGACCAGGACGCCGCAGTTCACGCAGGCCAGGGCCGCGGTCTTGGGGTCGTCGTCACGCCAGCGGATGTTCTCCCACCGCATCCAGTCGAAGTTGCCGCATTCGGGGCAGGGGACGAAGTACCGCCGCTGATCCGAGGCCAGGAACTCCCGCTCGATCCGGGAGATGCCCCTGATCGTAGGCGTAGAGACCAGGAACACCTTCCGGCGGGAGTAGAGAGGGCCGGTTGTGCGCTTCTCCGCGAGTGCGATCGGGTCGCCCTGGCCGTCGACATCGCCCGGGTACTCGTCGATCTCGTCGCAGAAGAGCCAGCGGATCGGCATCGACTTGACGCCAGTCGCGGAGTTGGAGCCCGTCAGGAACAGAACTCCGCCGGGGAATTCCTTGATCAGTAGGCTGTTGCCGCCGTCGCGGGACCGCGCCTCGCGCACCAACTCGTGAAGAACAGGGGTGGTGGCGATCATGGGATCGAGACGCTGCCGGCTGAACCTCCGGGCTTCTTCCACGGTCGGCCGAAGGACCAGGATCGGCCCAGGTGCGTGGTGCATCACGTACCCGAGCCAGTTGTTCCCGGCCTCAGTGCCGCCCAGCTGCGAGCCCTTCATGAACACTACGCGGCGGGCCGGCGATCGCGGGCCCAGGGCGTCCATGATCTCGCGGAGATAGGGCGTCGTGTCGGTGTGCCAGTGAACCGCAGCATGGCCCGAGCGGTTGCCGAGGACGCGATGCTCGTCGGCCCACTCGCTGACCGTCAGCCGCGGCTCGGGCCGCCATCCCGCCCGGTAGGCGGTTTCGTAGACGTCACGGCCGTTCTGCATCCGCGATCTCCTGACAGATCCGTTCGATCTCTTCCTCGAGGATGCGCTGGACCTCGGCGGGCTCCTGGATAGCGGCCAGGACGGCGGCGAGGCGCTCGGGCAGGGCGATCAACTGGTCGCGCGCCTTGCGGGCCATGTTGAATGCACCGAGGCGGACCTCGTCAGTGGGGACGAGAGCGCCGCGCCGGCGGTCGAGCTCGAGCTTCGCCAACTGCGCCTGGTACAGCTCGCGGGCGGCGCGGGCCTTGGCGTAGCCGGAGGCGGTGGAGGGTGTGCCTATGGTCTCGTCGGCCGCACCCAGGTCCATGGGTTCCGAGGGTTGACCCGGTGTCTTGGCCTGCTTGGGGTCGCCGGTGATCCGGTTGCGGGGCTTGCTCTGGTCGGTGTTCTGCTGCCACTCCTGGTCGGCTTGAACGGGGTCGATCTTCCCGTTCACGGTCGAGATCCGGCCTGCCTTGACGGCGCGCTGAACCGCGACGTGGGTCATGCCACGCCTACGCGCGTACTCGCGCTGGGAGATCAGCTCCTTCTTCGCTCCCTTGGCCACCGCCTATTCATCCTGGTCGGCCCTGCGGTCGGCGGCGATCTCGTCGAAAGCCCGGCCGTCGCCGTCCAGGATGGCCTTCTGGCCGGTGGCTTCCTGCCAGCGCATCACGATCACGTCCGTGTACGCGGGATCGAGTTCCATGAGGAAGGAATGGCGGCCGGTCTGCTCAGCTCCCATCAGGGTCGACCCGCTGCCGCCGAACAGGTCGAGCACGTTCTGGCCTGGCTTCGAAGAGTACTGAATCGCGCGCACGGCCAGTTCCACCGGCTTCTCGGTCAAATGGACCATGCTCTGCGGGTTGACCTTCTTGACCGCCCAGACATCGACTGCATTGGTCGGGCCGTAGAACTTGTGGCCGGCCCCTTCGCGCCAGCCGTAGAACGCCCACTCGTGATTGCCCATGAAGTCCTTGCGGGTGAGCACGGGGTGCTCCTTCACCCAGATGACCGCCTGGCTGAAGTACAGTCCGCAGGCCTTCAACACCGGAGGGTAGTTGGCGCAGTTGGCGTAGCCGCCCCAGATGTAGAACGAGTGCCCGGGCTGCAGTACGCGGGCGATGTTCCCGAACCAGGCCATCAGCATCTCGTCGAAGGCTTCGTCCGAGACGAAGTCGTTGGCCAGGGGGCGGTCCTTGGGACGCATCTTCCCGGTGGCCTTCGACTTGGTCTTGTGCCGGGCGAGATCGAAACCCTGGTGGTGCATGCCCTTGGCGTCCGAGGCCTCGACGGCGCTCTTGGTGGACGGCGGGAAGCTGGACAGACCGGCGGCGATGGCGTTGTTGGACCGCGGTTCGACCTTCACGTTGTAGGGCGGATCGGTGTTCACGAGGTGGATCTTCTCGCCGCCGAGCAAGCGATCGACCGCAGCGGGATCGCAGCTGTCGCCGCACAGCAGGCGGTGGTTGCCCAGCACCCACAGATCACCAAGGCGGCTCGTGGGCTCCTCGGGCGGTTCAGGGGCGGCGACTTCCTCCGGGATCTCCTCGTCGAGCAGCGTGTTGAGCTCGTCCAGGTCGAAGCCGGTCAGCTCGAGGTTGAAGTCGAGGTCCTCGAGGGCCTTCAACTCCCCGGCGAGCAGGTCCTCGTCCCAGCCGGCGTCCAGCGCGAGCCGGTTGTCTGCGATGACGTAGGCGCGCTTCTGGGCCTCGGTCAGGTGGGTGAGTTCGATCACCGGGACGGTGGTCATGCCCAACTCGCGGGCAGCCAGCAGTCGCCCGTGGCCCGCGATGATGCCGGCCTCGCCGTCGACCAGGATCGGATTGGTCCACCCGAACTCGAGCAAGCTGGCCGCGATCTTGGTGACCTGCTCGGCGCTATGGGTCCGCGGGTTCCGCTCGTAGGGGCAGAGCCGGTCGATGTTCCAGTGTTCCAGTTTTCCGGGCAGAATGATGGGGGACTCCGAACGTGCGGAATTGCCCGCAGTGGTGGCTTGGGCCGTGTTTGCGGCATCTGAGGACTGGTCCTCAGTGGAACACTTGGAACGGGTGGAAACTTGTTTCATGACTCTCCCACGCTACGAGGGCCGAGGTCGCCGGCACCCGCGGTTGATGCC